TAAATATCGTCTTGTTTGTAATACTGGGCTTGCTTTTGATTTTCAGTTTCGATATTTCGTTGATTTGTTCAACCCGGGTCTTGAATAACTCCACTGCTTCATTGTCGCGATCCGTGCCGCCGCCGCCACCGCCGCCACTGGTCTTGGCCTTGAATACCATGTGGCTATGCTTCACCATAATGTAGAGATTCTCCGCTAGTTCATCCACTTCGTTCGTCTTCCCTTCCTGACGCATATTTGAATACATGAGATCCTGAATTTGCTTCATCAGCGCCAACACTTGAGTCTTTTCGACAATTCCGATTTTCATCAAATTCACGATAAACTGCGACATCGCTTTGCGTTTTTCATTCGCCTTGTTAATATCGCAGAACTTGTCGTAATTTTTCTTTGGATCACAGTATTCAATCGTGTCAAATAGTGACATGAAGGATGCCAGGTTCTTCTCGAAAATATCTCGAAATACGGAATAGGCAGCATGCTCGGGCTCCTTTTCTCTCGCCATCAAATCATGGAACAACCGCGCATAAATCTCGGAATAGAACGAATTCGAACTCGCAGTCGTGAAAATCGATAACGCAACACGATTCATTACGCTTACGGTGCTGTGCTCGTCTGTTGTATCATCATTACACGCCTTGAACAATTCGTCGATTTCTTTCAAAATGCTGGCAATAATCTTATCATACGTCTTGTCGGTCAGTTTATTCAGAAAGGAACGAATATTGTCAATACTCAATTCAATACCTTCCTTCTTTTTGATGTCGGTTTTTTGGAATGATAAAATCGTTTCCCATTCACTATTCGGAATTTGCTGATTACGCGATGACGGAGTTGAACGGGTAATGGAATGAATCCCACCGCCCGCCGCCGCCGCCGCGCCACTGGCACCACAACCGATACTAGCTCCGGCACTGCCACTACCGAATCGACTTTGAAATGTATTGGCGCTACTCCCTGCGACATGATACCCGCTGCTTCCGCCACCATTCTGCGTCATACTACCTAGACGGAAATCGCCCGGCTCCTTCACAGGGAAGATCGGTGTCTTAATATATGTGGGCGCACCCACCAAATCCGCTAAATCAGACACTGACTTAATAACAATATCGTCTAATTTCAGGTCAAATCCCATATTCATAAATGCCGCATAATCAGGAAGGTCGTAACGATGAGTTATTTTTGCCATGACACGTTCGTAGCAGGTGATGCTTATAATAATACATATATAAGTTTTATATCAATTTTTTACATGTATTACGTATAATCTAAGTATTCCACGTCTTCATATAATCGATGTCATCGATATTATATCCGCAAAATAAATAATTCGCCAGTAAATATTCTTCAGCATTGAACGCGAATGTTTCATTCAAAGTCTTTAGTTTTATATCCAGATCATCATTATTTATAATATGTTTAATATTTTCATATAAATTACAAACTTTTACATATGTTTCAGGATGAAACATTAAAAAATAATCAATTATGATATATCTTCCTGAAGAAAAAGCATACAACGTTTTATTTTTATCTATAGTTGGAATTGTCCAATGAACCGGAAACCCATATCCATCAAATCTTGTTGAAATTACTAGGTCGTATTTTGTGTTTGTTTTGGTCATATAATCTTCAAATAGGTCTTTAACTTTGCTCCTAGTACAAATTTGACTATAAATATTGAAGATATTCTCTTTCATTGGTTGTGAGCATTTTACATAGGATGATGACTTTCTTATACATTCCATGTGAGCCATCACATCTTCATTTGTTTTGTCCAATGGTTTTTCATACAGATACGCCAACGGTTTATATAACTCAAGAACCTCTTTTTTTACATCATTTTGATTACCAATATATAATGATGCTGGGTCTATTCTTCTCCAAGGTGCGCATTCATATGTAATATTATCGTCGATCCAAGCATGGAAAAAGAATTCATATGTATGTTCGCTATTTAATTTCATAAAATTATTCATACATTCATACCCATATTTATAATCTCGAAGTTGGCCAAATAAACATACTGCGATTTTCATGATATGTTATTTGTATTATAATTTGTTTATATTATTATTATTATTATTATTATTATATTTTCATACATAATATCTATCGGTGAAGTATGGGAATACACCGGTGTTTTTGACCACGGCGGCGGCGGCGGCGGCGGCAAAGCCGACATAACAAACTTAAATGTATTCTACTATGATTATTAGACATACCCGATATTTATTCGTGACTTACTTTCGAGACTATCTTTATTATGTCATTTAGCGACGATACTCCTTCAAGTATCCAACATTCTTCCGATTGTGACGCCGACGGCGCTGGCTCCAGCTCTTATCCTGAATTCAAGCTTTGGGAAGATGTCGACGAAATTTCCCCCGACCTTCTTCGCGGGATTTACGCATATGGCTTCGAAAAGCCCAGTAATATACAACAAAAATCAATATTATCCATTATTCAAAAACGCGATGTAATTGCGCAAGCACAATCTGGAACAGGAAAAACCGGCGCATTTACTGTCGCAGCACTTCAGAGCGTTGATGTGAGTAAAGCCAAAACCCAGGTTCTCATTCTTGCTCCTACTCGCGAACTGGCCCGTCAAATATACGATGTTATTCACGGAATCGGCGCGATGATGAGCGGACTTACCATGAGACTACTCGTTGGCGGAACTTCCACCGCGGATGACGCAGCTGATTTGCGTAAATCGACGCCACATATTATTGTCGGCTGTCCTGGACGCGTGTTTGATATGATTCGTCGAAATTATATTCAAAGTTCGAGTGTTCATATGTTGATTCTCGATGAAGCCGACGAAATGCTTTCAGCGGGTTTCAATGACCAAATCTACAATATTTTTCAATACATGCCGTCGGATATTCAGGTTGTCCTATTCAGCGCAACGATGCCACCTGATTTATACAGTCTAACTGAGAAATTTATGCGAAATCCGGTGAATATTCAAGTCAAGGCAGAGCAGCTTACACTAGAAGGAATTCAACAGCATTATGTCGCATTGGATGACGATGTCCAGAAGTATTTGACTCTGAAGGATCTTTTCAAGACGATTTCGGTTTCACAATGTATCATTTTCTGTAATTCGACGAAGCGGGTTGCGGACCTTCACGAGGCGATGCTTTTCGACGGTTTCCCCGTATGCTGTATTCATAGCGGAATGGAGAAGGGCGATAATCGCGAGCGTGATAAGGCATATCAGGAATTCAAGGCGGGTATTCATCGTGTTCTTATTTCGTCCAATGTCACCGCTCGTGGTATCGACATTCAACAGGTGAGCACTGTCATCAATTTTGACATGCCGCAAGATGTTCATATTTATCTTCACCGTATCGGTCGTTCCGGACGATGGGGGCGCAAGGGTGTCGCGATTAACTTCATCACTCGCCGTGATATGCGCATCAAGAAAGAAATTGAGGCATATTATGAGACATCCATTACCGAGTTGCCGGTGAATTTCATGGAGGGTGTTTAGATAACTAACTTAACTAACTATTATATAGTGTGTGTTTGTTTCAGTATATTATATTGTTGTGTCATAACAATACAATGTCTTGTTGTTCATTTAGCGTATGTTCTTTACTTACTGATGTGCGTGATTCTGTTACTGAAATGCCGCGGGATCCGGATGAAGTGAAATCATTATTATTCGAACATTTAGGATTTGGTAATAAACCGGAATCATTAGGAGTGGGGAGCGGGGGCGGGGATACGTGCTCATCATCATTTAAGCATCCAATCTCTTATACTGATCCCGATAAATTACATGAGTTGGCTCCATCCATTATTGAAGACCTAGAATTACTTCACGTAAAACCGAAAATGACTGTCGGTGGCGGGGTGTCAAACGTGGAAGGCGTGGAAGGCGTGGAATGTGATCACGCCGATAATGCCGATAATGCCGATCATGCCGATAATACCCACGATGCCGTAAATGGCCTATACCATTATGTATTCTCGCCAAAATCAGTGTATGGAACCGATCATTTGCCCATTTGGAGCAAGTATTACACCACAGATATCGAATACTTAAAACATACCCAAACACTTATGGAAATGTTTGATAACGAGCTATTGGAACGCTGTATCGCTCAAAATACCGAGTCGGCGTCAAGCGTTGAGGCATTTTCAACCATGAAGAAAACATGGACGGAATTCCGCGGAACCGGTAAAATCCATGATTTCAAAGAGAAATTCAGTTATGTCGAGACACCATTTCTCTCGAAACTCAACACATCGTCATCCTTTCTCCAGTTTTTAAGTTTATACAACATTTCCTCCCCGGTGATCGCGCTTTTAACGCCGATTATCGTGTTGATTATCCCGTTTTTCGTCCTCTTGATGCGCGGGATTGGCGTTTCTTTGTCAGAGTATATCGATATTTTGAAGCAAATCATAAGTCAGCATTCGATTGGTAAATTTTTGACACAGTTTGATACTGTGAGTATCGAACAAAAAATGTATATTATGATGTCGGTGGTGTTTTACTTCATCCAGATTTATCAGAATATCATGGCGTGTGTGCGATTTTACAATAATATCAAATTGGTTCATAGTCACATTCATACAATCAACGGATATCTTACCGCGACCGGTGTGAATATGAATTATATGATTCAACTGATTCAGACGTACCATCTCTCGACATACGAGCCATTCCGCGAAGAACTATCCGAGAGATACCGCCTCCTTGAAGAGGTTACGCGTGCTCTTACGGATATCGCGCCATTCTCTGTATCGGTCAGTAAGTTTTTTCAGATCGGATATGTTATGAAGAATTATTATTCGCTGTTTTCACAGACCGACCTGAATGAACTATTGGACTATAGTTTTGGGTTTAATGCGTATATGGAGCATCTTACCGCATGTAGGACGTTTGTGATTGATGGAACGATAAAGAAATGTTCATTCGTTGTTGCGTCGAAGGAAGCCGAAGCCGAAGCCGGTGCTGTCATTGATGTTACTCGACCCTTAACTCCTGTTACTGAAGAAGCGGCAGCCGACGCAGCCACCACCGACGCAGCCACCACCGACGCAGCCACCGATCCGAGTGTAGAAGTTCTTCCACCTCCTCCGGCTCCACCAACGGTGCGAAAAGGTATTACAAAACTATCCGCACAATTCTACGCGCCTTTGAAAGCACAAGACGTAGCGAAAATGGTAGCCAACGATATAACACTCGACAAACAACTTATTATAACTGGACCAAATGCTGCTGGAAAGACGACCGTTATAAAATCGACGCTATTCAATCTTATCATCTCTCAGCAAATCGGGTTCGGTTTCTATGAAAACGCCGAAATCAATCCATACGACTACCTACACTGTTACCTGAACATACCAGATACTTCCGGCCGCGACAGTCTTTTTCAGGCTGAATCACGCCGTTGTATGGAGATTCTTCGCTGTATTATGGATAATCCCGCAAAAAGACACTTCTGTATCTTTGATGAGCTATATTCCGGCACAAATCCGTATGAGGCCGTTGCCGCAGCGTATGGATATATTGACTACATTTCCAAAAATCCGAAAGTGGATCTCATTCTTACAACGCATTATATCGAGCTTTGCCAACTTCTAGAGAAACAAAATAATGGAGTTATCAGAAATCTCCACATGTCAGTGTGCTCTCAAACTGGCGAGTATTTGTATAAGATTGCGAATGGTATTTCGACGATTAAAGGCGGATTGAAAGTTCTCCGTGATTTGGATTACCCGACTGAAATCGTAGAGTGCGCGAGGCTCATTATAGAGCAAAAATAACCGGATTGTGATTTCTCGTTCGTGTATTATCGATTACGCCACCGAATTTGCGCAGTCCATTCAGTCATCTCTCTTCGCATCATATCAATTTCTAACTCTCCGTCGCTGTCGTCGTCGCTGTCATTGTAATACCATGAACTAGATGATGGCTGTTCTTTTTCGGATGCGGCGGCGGGAGTGGCGCCGACGGTGATCGCAGAGGAAGAAGTATAGTATTTACGCAGTATTCGCATATAATTGTAATAATCGCCGTCGTCTGTGTCAATCACCTTCTCGAGTGAAGCAACGCAACTACAAAATTCTTCAACGATATCTATTGATGGCGCCGCATTTGGTGTCTTGGAACTCAATGTGTAGATTTCATTCAAACGCGCCCATGCTCGTTCATGGGTATATGTAAATAGTCCTTGATACATTGAGGCCGACAAATAATTAATCATATTCGCCATGGTGATTATCACCGGCACAGGCACAGGCACAGGCACAGGCACAGGGGTGTCTTGGGCGCACGAGGACGAGACTGTAGCGTCGCCTTCTTCGGACATGTAATAAACACGTAATTTATTTCATACTATGGAATTACGTGTTTCTATTTTACTTCAATTTTATGTATGTATGTATGTATGTTCATATATTCACCGACGGTTGTTGTTCCACGAACTGATGATGTGTCTTGTCGATAAGAACATTTTTCGCAACCCGACGTATCACTTTCGAGATATTGCCCTCTTGTGCGCCATCGGTGATTATCTTTGAGAGCTTAAAATAACGGTCATTATCCGTCGTATGACTTTTCATACATTGCGGATGACGCGCGGCCCACTCCCCCATAAGACTCACATTTTTATGCTCCACAGCAAGCACCACATTCGTCATTTTGGCGTGGTCTGGACCATCGCACTCCCACTTGTCGGCATCTTTGACATACATTGTCTCTCGTTTAATATCACTACAATGAACCGGGCGTTTGTGTAATTCCGTTTTATTCAAATTTGTAATCAGAATATTCGAAATCCCTTCGACATAACCGAGTTTCCCCACGTTTTCAAGGTCGTCTGTATTCAACTGAATCGAATTCACGAAATCCTTCATATTCATCGCATCTTTACACTGCTCGTTTAAGAAAAACGGCATATTGAACGTTTGATTATAACAATTGTTCAGGTTGTTGTTATTGTTATTGGTCGTAATGGGTGTCGAAGTTGTAATAGCCGACATACTCGTTTTATACATGTCCAATATCTGTGTTTTGAATTCGTGATTCATCTGCATCATCGCGGTAATTACATTCTTAAGTTCCGCAGTACTCTCGATTTTAGAGGCGTCGATTGCCTTCGTGATACACATCGCGCCATATTTTTTGTTATGCCGCCATAATCCAGTTCGGTTGATATAATGTCGCTTACAATACTTACATTCATAGGCCACGGATGCCGGCGAGGCCGAGCTCACGTGACCGCCACCATCCGAATCGGGATTGTATATCACGTTTTTTTGTTCATCTTCTTCATGGAGGTTGATTTGGACAACTTTTTTGATGGGTGTTTTTTGGGGGGTCGGCATTTCGCAAATATTTGGAGGCGGATTTTGGGGGATGCTTTCCACCACCGAATCGACCCCGACCCCTGAAATGAGACTGTGAATGTAATTTTTACATTTGACGTTGGCGGAACATAACCGTTGATGCTTTGGCGATAAAAGATGTGTATTGAATACAGTTTTGTTATTGGTTTTGATGTTACATGTATCGCAGTAATACATAATGTGAATTTCAGTCTTGATGGAAATGTTGCCTAAAATGGTCGGCCTATACACATGGGGGAGAAAAACGCCTCCGATGGACGGACGCGGAGGGGTGGTCGGAAAAGGCGGAAAAATTATCGTCACAAATATTTCGATTGATCGAAAAAAGTTGTGACTGGTCAGTAACAAAATGCGAAAAAAACGTGTTTCAAAAGTCCTACGCAAAATGATGAAAAGGACATTCTTGGGCATGTTGCCATCCGTTGCCCATTTACGCAACATTTCCATCAATACGTCATTTATCGCGTTATATACTAGAGTTATGACGATATCTCGTCTGAATAATTTCTATTTTTAAACGGAATATTTTTGGCTGAAAAGTGGTTGATCACCGACCTTCGGTCTTTCCTAGCCCCGGACTTTTGGAATCGAATGGAATCGAATGGAATCCACCGTTTTCAAACGGAATATTTTTGGCTGAAAAGTGGTTGATCACAGACCTTCGGTCTTTCCTAGCCCCGGACTTATTCCGTTCAAATTTCAAATATAACATCGCTGATTATTATATTATAAATCGCGATTTACGAGAGAATGGGCGAATTGAGTTTTTTAACGATAATTGTTAGTTTAGCCGTTAGCGCATTATTAGTATATGCGGTATTTCAATACATGAAGGTTCGTTTGACCATTTTAGAACAATCCCATAAAGAACAAGCAATGATTTTACAACAATTCATAGAAGAGTCATCCACCGATATTCACCGATTATATCAGATTTCGGCATCATCTACGAATGGTGGATCAGTGGCGACAAACGGAAGTATTATACTTGAATATGCGAATGACAACAAGCCAGCCGCTTATAATGAGCCACATATGATTCATTTAGATACTGCTCTTTTTCAGAACAAACGCAATAGCAATCTCATAGAAATTTCATCCGACAGCGAGGATACTACCGACGAAAGCGAAGAACACGAAAATAGTAGCGATGATGATGCCGACAGTGAAAGTAGTGACGATGACAACGAAGCCGACGGCACTGATAGTGACGACTCGCAAGCAGAAGAAGATGGCGCTGATGGCGCTGATGCTGCCTGCGATTCATTCGTTGTCAATTACGATGAATGTAATCATGACCAGGTTATCTCTGAAAATGTAAGCTCACCAGAAATAAAGTTAATCACGGTCGATTTAGGAATAACTCAAGAATCGGAAATAAAATTTCCTATAACCGTGGAAGAAATGCCAGTAGAAGCAGAGGCGCCACCCGCAGAAGCAGAGGCGCCCGCAGAAGCAGAGGCACCACCCGCAGAAGCACAGCCTAGTAGTGTAAGTTCATCCTCCATACCTCTAACAAATATGTCTGTTCCAGACCTTAAACATCTTCTTAAGGAGAAATACAAGAACCAACCTGAAAAACATCCCGAAATCCAAAAACTGAAAAAGGCCGAACTAATCTATGCTTTACAACATTCCCAGTAATGTAGAATTTTATTCTCATAATATACATAATAATGTCACATTCACAACCACACTGGACCAAGAATTATAGTTCGAGTCATAATGTCTATTTTGATTTTCCACCGCTTATGACCGATGGACGCAATTTTTCAGGTTGGCAACCAGGCAATGCCGTGAATGAATCGATTCGCCGGTCCGAAAACATAAAATCCAACTGGGACTATCGTCGTTATTTGACGACAAATGCCGACCAGATTATGTCCATCAATCGTATTGATGCTGTGAATATATCCAATCATGGTTCATTTGAAGTGAATTCTTATGAACAAGAGCAGCGAAATGTTCCATTCATGTATTCATCTGTCATGGATACGAGAGAACCGTTCGGTTATGTCCAGAGTGACCTGAAGGATGTATATCTCTCGAGAGATGCTCTTCAATCGCGTATGGTCGCACCGGAAATCACGCAAGAGCAAGTGCTTGCTTTTCAGAGCCAGCGTCAGCAGCAGCAGCAGCAGCAGCAGCAGCAGCAACAGCAGAGACGATAAGTCGAGTGCGAGAGATTAACACATATAAACCTTTATTTGTAATGATTGTTATATTCAAACATTACAAACACCGAGAGATGCGAATCATAAGTTTTGATGTTGGTATGAAGAATTTAGCATATTGTTTGTTTGATATACCTGATTCTCTCGTAGCAGCGCCGACGGCCTCCGTGGCAGCGGCGTCGGCGGCGAATCTAATTCATCATATTCGCATTGAGAGATGGGATGTGATCGATCTACGGTTTGAGCCGGTAAGTCCCGAAGATAAAGCATTAATTACAGAGGTTATCGCCGCACCACCAAAACGAACATGTATGAATGACACTAAATTAGCAAAATGGATGTATTTACCACCTAGTCCCGTAAGCACAAGCACGTCGTCGTCGAATGCCGTGACGACGGCATCGTCAATATTATATTGTGCGAAATGCGCCGATAAATCTAATTATAAAACACCATCTCGAGAGATTTTACAGTATAAACGCAAACCGGACCTTATCGCGAAGAAGAAGTTAGTTGATCTTATGGATATTAAGGAAGATCTCTCGACATCATCGAGTATGGAAATGTCAGAGGCGGCGACGTCTGATATTCCGCCGATTAACATTAAACTCCGGAAAGCCGACCTAATCAAAGAAATAACAACGATACTCTCGAGAGATTACATGGAACCATTTGACGAGACGAAATATACTGCTTATAATACTACGGGAGGAACAGAGGCACCAGCGGTGAAACCCAAAAAGACAAACTATACGTATGCGCATGACCTGGATTTAATCACATATGGGCGCAATTTAATGAAACATCTCGATGTTATTCTGTATTCATCTAGCACGGACAACACATCCATCGATATGATGATTATTGAGAATCAAATCAGTACTCTCGCCTCTCGCATGAAAACACTCCAAGGAATGATTACGCAGTATTTCATTATGAAAAATATTCCGCAAATCGAGTTCATCTCGGCATCATGTAAATTAAAGCTTTTCACGGATTCGACACATCACACCGATGCCGATGCTGATAAGTTAGTAGTAGATGCTTCAACGTATAGCGACCGTAAGAAGTCAGGTATAGCAGTTTGTCGATCTCTCGGTGAAATCTCTCGAAAACGGAATTCAGATTATGCGAAGTGGATGACCGTCTTTGAAAATCATAAAAAGAAGGATGATCTTGCGGATTGTTTTTTACAGGGATTATGGCGTGTCCATTTATTATGTGCGGTGTGAATGAAATAATAATGTATTTCGAATATTCATACAATCGGTGATTATTTTAGTATAAAGATTACAATCTAATATAATCCATAAGATGGCAGAAGAAATTGATTTAGGTGCTTTGGATACGATGCCGACATTTACATTCGGTGGCAGTAAGTCGTCGTCTGGTGGCGGCGGTGGTGGTGGCGGCTCGAATTTCGGTGGAGGAATAGAACTTCTCATGAATAATAAGTTTAAAGACAGCGACCGTAAGGGCGGTGGCGGCGGCGGCGGCGGCGGCGATATTGATTTAAGCGAATTGGCCGCACTTGAAAATGAACTGAATGACCTAAGTAATGTTAAGCGAGGGTCTGACACGGACGGCGGCAGCGGCGGTGGTGGCGGCGGCGGCAGCGGTGGTGGTGGCGGTGGATTTTTAAGTGGAATATTCAACTTGAGTAAGTCCGACGGAGAAAGCGGTGGCGGTGGCGGCGGTGGCGGCGGCGATGGAGGTATTCATTTAGGACAATCCACATCACATACCGATGCTGATAATCGCACTTGGGACGGATATGGAAAATTCAATAATATTCCTCTTGATCCTGACTCAAATGTTGATCCGACGCCTCAGTTATCAAAAGAGGAAATGTTGAAAGAAAAGTTCAAACTTCTTCGCAAATTGGAAGAGCTCGAGCAGAAGGGAGTCCAACTTACAAAGCGGTATTCGATGGATTCATCCTACCAGGAAATGAAAGGCGAATATGATACACAAATGGAAGAGCGCGAGAGACAGAATAGTGTGAAATTTCAAGGCAAGATGCTTCTCGCATGTATTACTGGCATTGAATTCCTGAATAATAAGTTCGACCCATTTGATTTGAAACTGGATGGATGGTCGGAGCAAGTCAATGAGAATCTTACGGAATATGATGAGATTTTCGGCGAGCTTCACGAGAAATACAAATCCAAGGCAAAGATGTCGCCTGAGCTGAAACTCCTCTTCCAATTGGGTGGAAGCGCGATTATGCTTCACATGACGAATACAATGTTCAAGTCGGCATTGCCTGGAATGGATGATATTATGCGCCAAAACCCCGAATTAATGCAGCAATTTACGCAAGCGGCGGTTTCTTCGATGTCAGGTAATCTAGGCGGTGGCGGTGGCGGCGGCGGCGGCGGACGAGGGTCTGGGTTTGGCAATTTCATGAATGATATTATCGGAGGTAGTGGCATGGGCGGCGGCGGCAGCGGCGGACGTAACAACGACCCACCCCCTTACGCTCAACATCGCCCCCCTCCTCCACCTATCGCGACCAAGGGACCAGTTGCCCCACCTCCCCCGGTTCGTCCCGGCGCAACTGCTATGCCGATGCCGATGATGCAACAGCAACAGCAACAGCAACAGCAACAATACACCGAGCAAAAGGCAAGACGACCTGAAATGCGCGGCCCATCCACCGATGTTGGCGATATGATGTCCCGTCTTAAGACCAAGACGATTAATATTCAGCCGTCTAGTTCTAGTAGTAGCCAACAGCAGCAGCAGCAGCAGTCAAGTGAGCCAGCTGGGAATGTTACACTCCAGAATATTCTATCAGGAATGACCGGAAGTCTAGGCGATGACATTTCACTCGACACGAACATAATCAACGTATCAAGTTTAGGGGATATTCCGCAAGATTCCACGCCACATAAATCAAAACGCCGTCCTCGTTCCGAGAAAAATACTGTGAGTATGGACTTATAATACACATACGACCGCGAAATCAATATAAATATTTTAGAACAATAATAATAACTAGTCACGACGCAACAAACGATGTCGGCATCTACACCCCAATTCAAACCAATCTGTACTCAAAATGATATGAGATTAGGCAAAAATACAGATATGAAACTTTTCACCCTAGAATACAATTACAGTAATCCGAACTTTGATATTCTATCTCTCGTAAATATCAATATCCACAATCTGCTTTACGAGGTAAATAAGGATATTATCGAAACGATTGAGGTTCATCCACATCCAACCGAAAAAAGCGAACACAATATTCTTTATAAATTCCGCGATATTGGCGGGGATTTAGGCGGGTTTAAAACCTACATGTATGTGAATACGAAAATCGCCAAGAGATTCGCAAGCAATGGAAATACCGAAATTGTTTTTACAAGCAAGAGTATTCCGTTCGAAGATCACGGACGGCTCGTAACACAAAAATACACACTTCTTGAATATCCGCTTTATATTCAGAAATACATCTATCTGGAAAACGCGACCTCAAATATCCAAGTTTTACACATGTTTAAACTGAAACCCGACCAAGAAACCGAACTAACGGTTGCGATGGAAAATGCGATTGGTCTTCTTATTAAGAAAATGTATTTTCGGTTGAAAGTCGCGATTGAGAGCCTTCGGCAATAATACGATACTTCGAGCGTAAAAACACAATACATATTATATCAATATCATAATATGTATTAGAATCAAAACCTGATATCATACACACATACGCTTACGCCTACACGCATTATGGACGAGTTATTACATGAATATATAGAGCAACTAGATAACGCCAATACTATAACTGGTTTAGAAACCGAAGGCCTGGTTCATGATTCACGACACTCGGAGAATGATGATAACGATGATCATGATAATAAAATACTCGAACAAGTCGAATATGACGACTATATCGCCCGGACAAAAAAATACTATTACAAGATGTCGTGTCTCGATTTCTTTCGCGCATTCTGGTTCTCGGTGTCATCGCTTTATATCTGTGGATCTGAATACGCGAAATACAAGATAGGATGGAAACCCCGAAATAGTGCGATTATTGATGTAAGTAAGCGTCTTGCTGCGAAAAATATGATGTATGTCAAAATCTTCCAAGCCTTCGCAACCAACCGTAATATCGTATCCCCCGAACTGAATACATTTTTCAACGAATACACTGATAATGTAAAATATACAGATGATGAATATGACATAAAAGAACTTAAAGAGCTAGAGGCACGGTCAAAAGAATGCCATCCATTTCAAGAACTGCGAATTTTGAATAATTATACTCCGATTAAATCCGGTCTCATGTCGTTGATATTCAAGGGTGTAATCCGGAGCGCCGCCGCCGCCGCCGACGAGACGCCGGTTGTCATCAAATATCTCCGAAAAAATATCAGCAAAAACTTCAACGCCTCTATGAATAATCTGGTCGTATTTGCGAAATTCACGAGGTATTTTCCTTATATTCGAACGTTGAATGTTGAAAACCTCATTCTTCAGAATATCGTGTGTTTGAATGACCAAGTATGTTTTCGTAAAGAACTTGCGAATATTACATTGTATTATAAAAATTGGCAACATTATGAATACGTCAAAATACCGAAACCTTACACCGATTATACCGAAAAAATCAACTCGGACATCATTGTCATGGAATATATCGACGGAATGAAAATCACCGAAATTGACCCAGAAGACAACGACGAATTTGGTAAAGTATTGGCGGCGTTTAACGCAAAGGCCGCATTCTGTACCTCTTTTTATCACGGCGACCTTCATCCTGGTAATATTTTGTTTATTAAAGAGCCGGCGGCGTATAGAATCGGAATCCTTGATTACGGTATTATCGGCCATTTATCTCGCAACGATCAAGAAATTTTATTCAAGGCGACGAAGTTTATCTATCAACGAAAGTTCAATAAAATTATCGACATCATCATGAGTTGCGAATTATCTGAAAGCGCCAACCCCGATGATGACGCACAAACGCTGATTCCTTCAAAGGATAGCAAAAAATATGATACACTTCGAAATGAATTAAACGAAGTGCTTATTCGATATACAACGCCTGAAATCAAGTTCTTCGGTGTAGCCGAAATATATGAAATCAACTACATCTTGAACAATTACGGACTGATGTTTAAAAGATCGCTGTATCGCCTCTTTATCACGCTCGCAATCATGGATTCGATTGGAACGCGCCTTGGAAGCAAATTGAGCTACATGCAGCATATGACGGATATTATTGTAGATATGTTCAATATCGATTTACATGAAGCCGACGAATCAATGAATCAATGAATCAAATCAATATTAAACCTGACGCATAATATTGATTATAACATGAAAATCGGAATTATTGGCAACGGGTTCGTCGGACGCGCAACCCGTATTTTCGTGAAGAATTATTTCTCCGAAAACGACGATGAAGAGAGATACGAGGTTCTACCGGATACGATAACAACACCGGCAAAGCCAAGCTCTATAATGATGTATAGTCAGTTCGAGAGCGCCACTCCGGATCATCCCCGTAATCCTCCGCGCGAAAGACCGCACTTTTTTAAACGTATATTTTTTAAACCAATTCAGCTCTACATATATGATATTCGACCAGAAGCGTGCTACCCACCTGGAATTACACTGGAAGACCTTGACCTTGAATGCGACCTCCTCTTTTTCTGTCTTCCTACACCACTTGACCACGACGGGACGTGTTATACCAAGATTCTTGAAGATACAATCGCGCGATGTTCGAACCCTTATAAAATTATCCGTAGCACGGTTCCTGTCGGATTCTCCGCCAAACACGGATGTTATTTCATGCCTGAATTTCTGACAGAGGCCCGATGGGAAAATGACTTTCGTAGCACAAAAGAGTGGATTGTCGGGGTTCCAACAACGGGTTCATCTACCGCAGAAGGCACCGATACCCAACACGATGAATTCAAACGTCGAATCAGCAAGCTTATCAAACGCAGTAATAAAAATGGTTCGATTGATTCATCGTCAGTGATATTCTGCGACACGAATGAAGCAGAGATGGTGAAACTCATGAAAAATTGTTTTCTCTCCGCCAAGGTGGGTCTAATGAATGAATTCTACGATTTCTCTCGCGCAACGAATGTGGATTATAACACCGTCGTCGAACTCGTCAAAAAAGACGCGCGAATGGGAACAAGCCATTTTCAAGTTCCGGGTCCGGATGGCCGCCGCGGGTTCGGTGGAACATGTTTTCCCAAAGATACACATAGCTTGTATTGTCAAATGACCGGACATGGTGTGACACCTCATATATTCCCCGCAATTCTCTCACGGAATGATACACACGACCGACCAGAACGCGAGTGGTCCAATGATATATGGCGAACCACGATTCCACTTCCGTCAGCAACATCGAAGGTCGTTGTTGTATTCGGTGATCATAGCGACAGCAAAGAATCGGAATCGAACACAGACAATTCAGTGGCAATGTATATTTCCGACGTGATAAAATCGAATCTCTCGAAGAATAATATTGTCATAGAGGTTGTTGTGGGGCAACCACACCATCGTGACCATGACCGCCGGAATCTTCACAAAAACCATTTCATAAAGTATCAACCGAGAGCTGGAACCCCGATCTTTTTCCCGCGGGTAGATGAATGTTATTATGTCCCACAAAGTAAGCAAAACCAACCAATTACATCGTATGACGTATTACGCGATGTTTCGAGTATCATCGATTTGTGGAATTGTCACGAAGAGATGATATTATATGTTGTAAAGTTGAGGAGCGAATATCGTAGTCGGGAGCTGGTTCTAGTTCGAGACAAAGACGACACCGAATGTGAAGAAAGTGGAACCGAAGGGTTCGACGATGACGACGACGACGAGAGTTTTCATTTACCATACGCAATCGATTACGCAAAAATCATAGAAGAATATTATACGACACATTTATCACATACGCAACGCAAATTGATTATTACGTTTTGATACCGTTTTTTTAGAATTTGAATTAGATTTATGCGTGATCTTTATGGTATGAGACATAGGACGCACACGGTCATGCCGATGAAGTTTGCGCGTTGAATTTTTACTGTTGGCACGAAGACCCCCAATCTTTACCGTTCTTCGGGTGTTGTTATTTCTTAGGGTGTTGTTTTGAACTTCAGGATCGAGTGTTGGCGTTTTTGGATTCTTCGTGACAGGAATTTCTCGGACTTGTGCTTTAATACCACGTCTCAACGGTTTAAGTGTTGAATCAAACATAACTTTACCAATCATAATCTTTTTCGACATATCTGTATAAAATTTGGGGTCAGCGTCGAGCCTAGTAAAATTATCTGCCATAGATACAGGTGTTACAAATCCATATAGCGCGTTATGCATGTTGTTTATTAGTTCCTCAATCAATACGTCTGTATATGTAGCGGGGTCGCGTATTCTCAATCGAAAAGCCAATATTAATACCCAGTTCAGCATACACACGTAATTTTCTCCACAATGACTACTAAATGCCTGAGAAAAAGACCCGCTGTCAAAACAAAAAAGTGAAAACAGGCCTTGGCCATTATTACGATACAATAACTTATTTGTGTTTTTATTCCAACCTAAAATCTCAAGTATGCGTTCGTCTGTTGGCATGCGTTCGTCTATTGGCTTTTTACCATGTATCGACTTCGACAATAGTAGTTGTTTTATAAGTTCCAACGCGGTTGTTTTATCGCACATTTTTACAAGTTGTTCATATCGTTCGATTGTTTTAGCCTTCGACGGTACATTAAGACTGCGAATCAGGTTCTTGATAACTTCTGGATTGTTGGCCGACTGCTCTGCGGGTGTTAAATTATCCGAGGGTTCTTCATCTTCAGGAGGTTGTTCTTCATTTTCTTCTCTTTTTGTTAGCGGAGGTATAGTTCCATCAATTATTCCAGCTTCAACTTGTTGATCGAACTTCGGATTTTTTGTTTTGAATTCTACCGACGAAATGGGATAGAACGATGTAACTAATTTGTTATATAAATGCGAACCAGGTGGTAATTCATACTCGTCGGCTCCGCCAATTTGTGGTTTCATTTTTCTAGAAGTGTCGGCACCGTGACTAGAATAGGAACGACCTCCCACCCATACAGCAGATTTAGGATCAACCACCGCCGCCTCCTCCAACTCCTGCTTCTCATACTTCTTCTTATCATTTTCATCCAGTGTAGGCATTATTAGTAAATGAACATGACCTGGCGTTGTTGTATGTGAGGTTTGTATTAATCTTCTTGTTTGTGGCGGTTTTCCTGGTGGTGGAACTGGTGCTAGAACTTCAGCTGCTTGTGGTGCTGGTGGTGATACTAGTGCTGGTGGTGGTGATGCCGACAGTGTTGCGGATGATGCTGGTGGTGATGAATTTTTCGACATTGCGGCACGAACTGCTTGTGGCAACGCCGCAAATCTTACTTCTGCGGCCGTACGCTCCTTTGCTGATGTCGCGCCTAGTTGGTTTCCTTTCGAGATTGTGGGGCTTGTTGAAGTTGCCGGTGGAATTACTGGTAATTTCCTACTCACCGCTGCGACGGGTGTGGTGGGTGAAGTGCCAACAGGTGCTCGGGCTGCTGCGATCGATGCCGCACGACGCACCATGAGACGCTCGTTCTCAGCGATTTCTTCGCGTTCAATTGCAGCAAGCGCCTGCGCATGAATGTCTGCTGTGCCCGATGCACCACCATCCGCGTCGGGCTTGGCGCTTGGAGGGCTAGAAACATTCCGCGCGTTGTCCATTCGTTCAAGAATCGAAATTCGACTCCCGGTGGGAGCGCCGCTCTGCTTTGGCGCAGCAGTAGGTTGATGAGCCACAGAAGGCCTACGGAGTAAAGAACTCGAAGGGGGAGGGGGGCGGACGGCAGGCGGGGGTGAAACCGCGGGTTTAGGACTGCCAGATGACCCAAGATTTGCCGCTCGCTCTGCTTTTTTGGCGCGAAGTCTTTCATTTGCTGCGATCTCCTCTGCCTCGATAGCTGCGAGGGCGTCAGCCGCGCGCTGCTCTGCTTCGGTCAACTCGCGCTTGGGCTTTGGCACCACTGGCATAGCGCCTACGTTTCTTGGTTGAACTCGTTCAAGAATCGGAACTCGCTGCTCTATTACGGAAGAACCTTTGTTACCAGCGAACGCAATACCTACTTGACTAGGTCCAATACCTTCAGCATCTTTGAAGGCGGCAAGCAACCCAGATTCTTCGGTATTAGATGGTAATGGATGGCTAGTTCCAGTTTGTAATTCTGATTGTCGTTGTTGTTGTGCTAGTCTTTCTTCTTCTAGTATTTGTTTTGGCGATTTCAAATCTGGCACAGGGACATCCCATATTTGTGGTGATGCTGCTTCTGATGCTGCTTGTGATGCTTGTGATGCTGATGCCGCTTCATCATTTTCATAATCATCATCATCATCATCATCACCAGTTTCATAACCCTTCGGCGCTGCCGCGCTGGCGGCAACAGCAGCAGCAGCAGCAGCAACTTTAGGATTATCATCCCAATCCATCCCCTCCTCCTCCCCCTTCTCCGCCTCCTCAACCTCATCCACATCCACATCCACCACCTTCACATCATCATCATCAATCCACTCCCTTGCCCCTAATACTCCACCCGTATTATCCGGCGGAACTCCAATTCCAGCAGCAGCATCATCATCACCCACATCCGGCGGCCTCGTCTGCGCCCTCTCCATCGCCGCAAACGGCGATAACGCCCTCTCAATCGCCGGCGTCGTCACCGGCATCGGCGCATGCGGTTGCGTTGTCCAGTTGCCGCTAGAAGGCATAAATGGTTTATTGAGCGATTCAAACCACTCAGCATACTCAGGATCATCATCCCCAGCAGCAGCAACACCACTCCCACCCCCCCCACCCCCACCACCAGCAGCAGCAACAGCAGCAGCAGCAGCAGCAGCAGCAACACTACCAACACCAACACCACCAACACCACCAACAACACCAACACTACCAACACCAACACCACCAACACCAACACCACCAACACCACCACCACCCCCACCACCAGCAACAGCAGCAGCAACAGCAGCAGCAACAGCACCACCACCACCACCACCACCATCATCACCACCACCACCACCACCACCATCATCACCATCATCACCATCGGCATTGTCATTATCCATCGTGAAAGAGGTATTAAGAAGAGATTCCGCTGCGTATTTCGCAGCTTCAAGTAAGCCGATATTTTCCAATCTAGTATTCAATTTATCTCGCGCAGCATTTCTAACACCTTCTGTATAGTCATAATCAATTGGTGATTTGGTGGGATCAACACTAACAAATTTTAAGTATTTATGAGAATCATTTTCGGGAAGTGCCTTTTTATCATCGTCTGTTGTTTGTAATGTTAATGATTTATATACCGCATCGATATGTCCGCGTGCTGCCGCACGTTTATAATATTCTGGCGCGCGTTTCGTCTCTTCACTTTGCTGTTTTTGGTTTTCTAACATGTTGGCATACAAGTATTCAGCCGACGCATACCCTTGATCCGCCGCGTCTTTAATCATTTTCAGCGGGTCGGCCTCACCCAATCCGATGGATGCGTTGTAGAAGTTCGTTCGTGCCAATACGAACTTTGCTACTACATCAGATGTTGCTGCTGCTTCTGTCAATAGTTTCACAACAAGAGCGTTGGACTCATCGGTATTAGCACCACCTACATATATTTGTAGCCGTCCTCCGCCGGTTTGTGCTCCGCTACTGATTTTCTGGATATATTTACTATCATCTTTGATTATTAATAATACTAATACCACTATAGTAATTATTGATGGGCTACTCCTTTTTTTCTTTAAACTATCTAAAATAATGTCTATTCCTTCGTATTCGTCTGTTTCTGTGGTTGATGCGGCGATCTCTTCTCTGCGTTTATTGATAAACATACAAAATCCGCGAATCGCATCAAAATCCGGGTCATTTTTATAGTTATTCGCGATTGATAATGCTTCCTTAACGTTTGGTTGTGGCGGCGATTTGGATATGTCATACGTGGGTCCCGGATTTACCTGAACAACAATTAATTTCATCGCTCTAGTAAGCGCCGCCATCGCAATCTGATTCTTCACGCCGGCTATTTTTATTGACGTATCAACCCCGGCTGCTTTCAATAAATCCGTTGTCATCGAAGACAGTTCCGATGCCTGTTCCTGAATCAAACCACGCACATTACTACACTTTTCAGGGTCAGGTCTTATGGCTTCCTTGAGTTTTTGAAACAGTTTTGACCCCACCGCATGGTTGTCGTTTATAGACGGTTCAATACCACCGACACTGAATGACGAATTTTGGAATCTGGATTCATTCGCAGAATCTTTACCCGGAGCCAACATTGTCGGGGATGGCTGGGTCGCAATAATAAACACACATAATGGGTTGTCACTCGATGGCAGACTATTACTTTTGAAGACCGTCTCATTTACTATTTCTATTTTAAAATCGTCCGGTGATGCGGTGGGGGTTTTATCCAATATATAATCCAGACGAGGCGTCTTCGGCAGTGGCGTGGTTCCGACACCCGCATCCCATCTGCTATTAAGTAATTTGAATGTGCTTTTTGCGATAATCTCTGGTTTTTCTAAACGGAAAAATGCCCATTTAGAAACACTCGTTAAAGTGCCAGTTCGCATATCCGGTGAATACCAAATATCGCGCGGTTTCGCAAATAACATATGAACCACCTGAACCGTATTGTGTTCTAATAATACGACAAGTGCTGCCTTCATTTTTTTAAGGTTTTCTTCTGATGCCGACGCAGCGCCAGGGTCGGTGAGTCCGAGCGCTTTATCCAACCCTTTCGTCATTTCGTTAGTAACATATTTGATTTTGGCCGAGTATTTCCCGGAACCGTCGATATTCTCTTCCCATTTTTTGGAATAACCCGACGTCGTATCGACAGATACAAACCCCTTAAAAACATCATTGTCGGCTTTTATTAAATAACTAGATCGGTCGGGTATAATACGCACAACCGGAATACCGAGTAGTTTCGCGACTATTTCACATACATGATTGAGTTTGCTTTCCTTGTATTGGACATTCTCTCGTAATGCCCGTAATCCAACATTTTGCGGCCCGATTTGTTCTTTCAATTTCTCGACAAAAGTCGCATGAAAAGACGCGAAATAGTACTTTGAAATACGAAAAAGAAGCAAAAAAATCAAATCTATACCGAACGAAAAAGAAGACACCTCATTTTTCTGTGGGAATGAATCTAGTTCGGGTGTCTCCAATTTTGATTCAGTGTAGAATTTCTGAAAAAAGTTGGCGGCGGCGGTTGTTATAGGAGTGGGTCCCGGTGGTGGCGACGGGGGTGTTGTCGTAATCAAATGACGATTATAAAACAATAACGACGACACGAAATATTTACCTTTCAATAATTTTATTTTTGCTTCGACTTGTTTAATAATATATTCCAATGACCCGTTAAATCTATATGCGTCTTTCTCGGGCGGTTCATCATATGCCTTTAGTTCTATATTTAAGTTTTTGATTTGTGTTGTCAATTGTCCTGCTTTAGTTTCATCGCCAAATTTAATCGGTGGTGGTGGCGGTGGTGATGATACGTTTACGCTTCTCTTCTTACTAATAGATGATAGTACTGATTGTTGAATGGATGCTTCCGGCTCATCCTTATCCCTATTCAATTCCTTTCGTCTCTTCAACTTATCAATAAGTTCAAGATGTGATTTAATCGATGTCTTCAATTTATCCATTTCAACCCTCCTATACGAATTTTGTGGTGTAATATCATTCTCATTAAACAACTTCTCTATAAACTCGTCGTCAATCGGTTTAACGAATATCTCTTTTGGGTCTTTTGGTTTGGTGGCACTACCCACCGTGTATAATTTTCCGACATACCCCTCAAATAATCCAGCTGGTGATGGTGATGTAGTTCGTGGCTCGTCGTTATAATAACCTATCGTCTGAAATACATACTGAATGATTTTATAACTGGGGATATATTTCGTTTGACGATTGACATCAAGAAACCCGTTAGACGTGAGCATATATTTCTCGAATATATCGACGGCAGTTTTCAACGCAGGATTCGTTTCGATACTTTGTCTTAGTCGCATAAATTCGTCGGCGATGGATTGTAATGTTTCAAGTTGGGATAAAAATGGAACGGTCTTGATAAACTTATTTGACTTGTGCGTGGTTGCGTCTTCGAGCAACTTCAATTGAAGAAAAATCGAACGGAACTTATCAACCACTTGTAATAGAAGCGATCGACTATTCACATCGAATGAATATGACGGGAAATACTTTTTTCGTTCAGTTACATAATCTAAGGAGTCGTCCTTGTATTTTTGGATTTCAGCGTATAAAATATCGAATAAGTAAATGAAACTCTGGAAGTCAGTTGAATTTTGTCCAACGTTCTTTTCGACATTCGTTTCGTAATGCTTTTTAATATTTTCATAATCTTTATTAATATTAACCACCATACTCATTAATCCCTTGCCACCAGACTTCGCGTCAAATACTTCATCGAACTCCATCTTCAACGTGACCAGTTCATCCTTTGGCAATTGTTGGTTTTCGACGAAAAATCGGGTAGCGTTTCGGTAAAAACACCAGTCAATATAACTCCGGTGCCACTTATCGATTTTAAACTGGATAAGCTTTGCGGTCTTTTCATCTAAATCAAATACGCCCTTCGCCGTCGTGGTCGTCATCGTCGTAGGGAATGATAATGCTCCACCAACCATTACCGGTCTTGGCCCGCCGACCGCTGTTACTTTCCCCGGAAGCGTATGCCGATAAAACAGACTGTTGTTGTTATTTCCATATGCGGCAATTACCATATTCATGAGTTCTTGTGTTTCGGGGTCATTGCGTCGTGCCATCTCTTTGAAATATTCGTTGATTTCTTGAAAATTGATTTTATAGCCGGTGGGGATGAACATCGCGAGAGGATTCAAATTCATGGATCCCGCGCGATGATACACCATTTGTTCGTATAATGGAACAGTTAATTTTGGAAAATTGCCATCAACACGTGTGAATTTTGAGGCCGCCGATGCCGCCGATGCCGATGACTTTCCTTCAGTCTCATTCACTGATATTTCTTTTAACGGATTGCGTTGCGAAAGTTGTTCGACGAAATTGTCTATACTTGTATCGATACCGGCTATAATATTCGTGAGTGTTACATACGGGGGTGTGGGTTCGGGTGCTGCGGGTGCTGCGGGTGCTGCGGGGGATGATGCGGCTGCGGGTGCTGCGGGTGCTGCGGGGGATGATGCGGCTGCGGGTGATAGTGATGGTGTGTGTGCGGGTGCCGGTGGTGGATGTAGTATTCTTGCTTCTTCTTCGTCAAATCCTTGCTTAAAAAGATCATATGTATTACAATCTGGAATAGGAAAAATCACTTTTTTAAATAAATCTTTGAGTTTTATATCACCATCCACCGTCGAATAAAGTGCCTGACAAAATAATGTTGCGACATATTTAATATATTTCTCTTTGGCTTTCGCGTCTTTCGGAGCAAAAGCACCACACCCCCAAGCGCCCAATATTAACACATCGCATTCTTGTTCAATGGCTGCTACTGCTATAATATTTTTAATGATTGTTCGCATTTTTTCAGGAAACTGGATTTTATCAATATGCGTTTGATTAAAAGGGTTTTTAGTGATACCACTTGACTTATCTTTTCTATCCCATTCAATGGTTGCGGCCGATATGACACGACCCATATAAGGTGTAACACTAAATGGTTTATTAGTAGTATCAAATGTGAATTCATCAGTAGTTGTAAATGGGATTAATATATTCTTTGAAGAATAATAAAATTTACTATACCAGTTATCCTCACCCCAATTCTTATATGTAGGATTCGCAGCATGGCCAGAGAGATTAAGTAAAGACCTATATAATTCTGGAGCCATCATACAAAGAGTTTCTTCTTGAACGGTTGAACCGTTGAGAACACCTCCACCAGGGTTATTCGCATTCGCAAAATTCAAGAGACTCGGAGTATGTCGAACCCCTTGCGTATATAATGCGTGTGCTGATGTCATTTGGAGAAAATGAATATTATGTTCATCTATCGGTCCATTTTTGGCTATAATGGCGGCAATTTGCGGCAGCTTATACAAGGCGGTAATATCACCAACATTATGAGGATTTTGTTGTACGCTAGAAGGCGTACTACCGAATTCACTTAATTTTTGCCGGAATAACCACGCACGAAATCTCCTGTAACCCTCCTTGGCTGTTCCATATTCACCACGTCTCATTTGAACTGACGGGTCTTCATTATATGTCAATAATCTAAATAGAATACTGTTTGGGACATCTCGTAATAGATTAGCTTGAGATGGTGATCCGGGTATTGGAGCGGGATGAGGATTAGTCAAATTTGTAACCATCTGGATAATTGTTGGATTGTCTGTATTGGCATTTATACGTCGTAAAGAGTCACGCAACGCAAATATGGCAGGTCGTATAGCGCTCGATGCGATTTCTGAAGCGGTTTTAATAAATATTCCTGTTTTACTAGTATCAATCAAAGTAGCACCATGCTGATAATTACTAAAATCAGGGGTCGCCGTGTTGCTTCTGCCAACAATAATAGAATAGCCGTCTATACCATATAAAAAATAGCCATTGTTTGAATAATCCGATCCAGATAATCCATAAAATCTAACATTCGTTGGACCGGTGATTTGTTTATGAATCGAAAACGCATTACGATCCTCCTTGGGCCATACAAACATATTTTGAGAAAGATGTTGGCCGTCGGCTGTCAGCTCGTTGCCATTTGAAACATTATCAATACTCGCAAACGCTTCACGACATATTTTAATTCGGTCTAACTTACCAGGAGCGTCAAATATATTTTGCGCTATTGATTCATCTGAGGTTGTGGCGGGGAGGAGTTGGTTTTTAATTTTATCTTTTAACTCCGCGTATGGTGAAACTACATATATTACAAGCACGTCGTGAAAACCGTGCGTCTTCATTAATTCATTTCTCGCAAGCGTATACATTTCCAAATGACCATTATGGATTGGGTTGAATGAACCGCCATTTACAAGGATTGCGATTTTACGTGCTGGTGGGGCACGCAGACTCCCCACACCCGCCGCCATCCCCGCCGTGCTTATTTCACCGATTCGCTTTCTAATTTGATCGATGACGCCGTCTGGTGTATTTAATGGTGGGGGTGGGTGTGGATGTGATGCTGCTGCTGCTGCTGCTGCTGCTATACCTGCTGCTGCTGCTGCTGTGAATGATGGTGATGGTGATGGTGATGGTGCTGCTTGAGTTTCTGGATAAATCGCAATTAGCGCTGGGGTATAATTTACAGCCCATATAGGATCGTTATTTCCCGTGGTATTCGGCCATATATTCATATAATGATTAACACCTTCATGAAAAATATAAGCGTCAAACCCATGATCCAGTTTGGTTAAAAATCGTTGTTCATGGCCATTTGAATTTATATTTATTATATTGATATTAAATAACTGTGTGGCTGCGGCCAATTCTACCTCGGTCCCCCATGTATTCCATAGTTTCATTTGATCCTGATATGTTATATTCGGGTCAATTGATATAATAGAACCATTATTGGTTGTTACTAAGCCATTCAAAAATAAAATTATACCTGTAGCTGGACTAGCACCACCATTAGGTGAGAGATCACCTTTTTTAGTTCCGGCGGGTAATGTTAATCGATTCCTATATGTGCCGCCGTACATATCGACACTAGTTGATGCGCTCAATCCATGTTGTTGGTTCATCTCAACTTCTGGATACACATGGGCATTTAGGTTATCTAAAATATAATTTACTATTACATGTCGTAAGATGCCCGCATCATATTTTCTATTGGCTACATTATTTGTATATGGCTGAGGGAAAATATCGGCATGGTCTTGTTGGTAATTATTAAGTGTGGCAGCCAAATATTCCGGACGAAACACTTTTAAAATAGCAAGTAACGTCAAAAAAAGACAATCACCATCGCCGCCGAAATTTTGAATATAAAATGTCATTGTTACTTTATTACCGGTACTATCATTAAAACTCGTTGTCAAAGGAGTAAGAATCTGATAAAGGTCTCCTATACTTCTTCCTCTATAACTTGAGTTCATCCTTACGGCGAGGGTTCTCTCTGTTACTTTGTCGGCTATATCGTCTTCTCCTTTCTTCTGGGCATTTTCTTCATCGGCCATAATTTGGACAAATTCGTTTGTAAAATCTTGTAATTTATCATGTGGTCTTATGTACCTAATTATATTTTTAGCTGTATCATAATAAAAGCGCAAGTTATGATCTTGTGGTGGATCTGTGACGCGAGATTTATATTCATATTTTTGTTTAATTAAATTGTTAGTATTATTAAGTAAATTTTGGTTAATAAACAATAACAAAAAAGCATAAACCTTCGGGATAAAGAAATTTAATATAGTAAGTCTCGTAAAATGCTTCGAGTCATTCCAGAGTTGAATGTTTCCTTGATTAAACGTATCAGGAATATAGGTGTTTAACTCAGTTAAACTACGTTGTAGAGATATAGGGACATGTTTATTCTCCGTTGCAGATTTAATGGTACTGAGAATATTATTCATTATTGTTGTATAACGTATTGGTTCATGCGTACCAATAGTTATCATATAATTATCAAAATTATAATCACTTTCGGTAGCTATATGTTTTACATACTCAAATAGGTTATTAATGTTACTTTCTTTATCATTCGGTTGAGGAGGGTTTAGTCCATTTGGGGATGCTGATGTCATATTTATTTCCCTACTATAGAATGACTATACTAACTATATACTCATTCTATTTTTCTTCACGTCAAACTTACGCTAAGCTTTGCTACGGCTACGGCTGCGACCACTTCT